GTAACGAGGCGTGGTGGGACAAATACACCGCGTATCTCGCTTCTGACGAGTGGGCTCGGAAGCGAGAAAGGGTTCTCGCTCGGGACAGCGGACTTTGCCAGGCTTGCCGGAAACGTCCGGCGACGCAGGTGCATCATCTAACCTACGATCATGTTTTTTCAGAGCCATTATTTGACCTGACTTCGGTTTGTGGAATTTGTCATGAAGCCTTGACGATAGCCGACCGCGAGCGCCGGGGAGGTGCGCTCGGGCCAAACCTTGCCGGGCCGAACGAGGAATGGTGACAATCCATTGACCAGAAAGCGCTTCTCTTGGCAAAGATGCTCGATATTGCATTGGAGTATATTTTAGAGGGATGGTCGGTCGTCCCTATCATCTACCGCGAAAAACGGCCGTCCCTTCAGGAATGGCAGACGCTACGCCTCAATTCTGGCGACGCACCAAAATACTTTAACGGACACGACCAGAATATAGGTGTTATTCTCGGCGATGCCTCCAAAGGTTTGACGGATATAGACCTTGATTGCGACGAAGCGTGGCGTGCATCCCCTTTCCTTCTCCCTAAGACACACTGCTTCGGCCGTGCCTCTAAGCCATACAGCCACTGGCTATATTATACAGATCTCGCGCACACAGCCGAGAAGGCGACGCTGCAATGGAAAGAGGGAACCAAGCCGCTACTCGAATGCAGGGTTGGCGCCACCGGCGCTCAAACCGTATTTCCAGGGTCCACGCATCCGAGCGGCGAGAGGGTCGAATGGGCGGACCAAAACAATGTCACCAGGGTTGACGGGGTTGATCTTGTCCGGCGTTGCGCGCGGCTGAGCGCGGCATGTTTACTTGCGCGGCATTTTCCGGGCGAGGGAGGGCGCCACAATGCGGGGCTTGTCATTGGCGGGTTTCTCGCCAAGTGCGGGTTTTCCGCGCCGGAAGGCAAGCTGTTCGCCAGCGCCGTATGTGCGGCTACCCTTCAGTCGCCGGACGTGGCGCGCGACATAGAGCGCGCGGTCAGCGACGCGATACTCAAGGCCGAGTCGGGCGGCGCGCGGTCGTTCGGGTATCCTGCGCTCAAGGCAATGTTTGGCAACGAAGCGGCAAAAAAGTGCGCGCTTTGGCTCGATTTCAAGGGGGAGATCGAGGCGCCGCCGTCCGTCCCTGATTTTTCGTCGGTTCCGTTCGATTCCTACGTACCTCCCTACGACGAGACGACGAAGCCGGTTCCCGTAAACATTCACGCAACCCCGTTCGTTTGGGTTGATCCCGTGTCCATCCCGCGCCGGCAGTGGCTTTATGGAAAACACTACGTCCGTAAGTTCATTTCCGAAACCGTAGCGCCAGGCGCCTACGGGAAATCAACATTGGCGTTGACCGAGGCGCTCGCCATCGTCACTGGGCGCGATCTGCTTGGCGTCATTCCGGACGAGCGCGCCAATGTCTGGGTTTGGAACGGCGAGGACCCGATGGAGGAATTGCAGCGGCGAATTGCCGCAACGTGCTCACGCTATGAGATTGATCCTACCGAAATTGCCGGACGCCTATTTATTGATACTGGGCGAGAGACTAGAATAATAATTGCTGAGCAAAAAAGGGACGGACCAACTATTTCCCGCCCTGTTGTTGACGCTGTAGTAGATTCTATAAGGATTAACGAAATTGCGCTTATGATTGTTGACCCCTTTGTTTCTTCTCACCGCGTTGTTGAAAATGACAACCCCGCAATAGAGCTTGTGGTAGATGCTTGGGCAGAGATCGCCGACATAACCGGCTGCGCAATCGAGCTTATCCATCATTCGAGAAAGACCAACGGAGCCGAAATAACTGTAGAAGACAGCCGGGGCGGATCGGCGCTTCTGGCGAAAGTCAGGTCTGCGAGAACTCTCAATGGAATGAGCGAAGCGGACGCTGAGAAGTCTGGCATTGAAAAAAACAAGCGTCGAGGATATTTCCGACTTGAAAATGGGAAAGCTAACCTCACGGCTCCGCCTGATAAGTCAGACTGGTATCATATCGAGCCGTTCGATTTAGGGAACGGAGGCTCTGGTTACCCCGGAGACAGCGTCGGTATTATTACGCGGTGGGAGTGGCCGGACCCGTTTGCTTTCGTAACCGTTGCGGACCTTCGCAGGGTGCAAGCCGCTATCTCCGTAGGCCGCTGGAGAGAAAATTCCCAAAGCAAGGATTGGGCGGGACATGCCGTTGCCGAAGCCCTCAACCTCGACACCGCCAATAAGGCGCACCGCGCCAAGATCGCCGCTCTGCTCAAGACATGGATCTCAGCCGGCATGTTCGTCGTCGTCGAGGGCTTGGACGGAGATCGCCATCTGCGATCGTTCATCGAAGTCGGGACGCCCTGCGATGTCTGATTTGCGTCACCTGCCGACAACGAGGTTTAAGCACTCTGCGTCACTGCGACACCCACCTCCCCCCTAAAGGGGGGGGGGAGGGGTGACGCAGGTTACGCGAAGCTAGAGTGCGTCACTGCGACACCTTGCGTTGCGACACCTCTACAGGTTACGCCAAAAAGAAAGTGTAAAACTATGGGCAAAAATGATGCTCTCCCTCTACCCCCACGACGCCTTTTCCTTCCCCGCCCCGCCGGAGCCCCCGCGATGAGATCGCCCCTCCCCCTCGCCCCGCGCCGCAAGACCCCCGCCGAAGAACGCGACGAAGCCGCGATCATGGCCGTGGCCCTCGCGCAGCCCCACAGGCGCGGCTCACGCGATCCGGCGCTATCGGAGCCGCTCGGCGCGTTTTGCCTGCGTAGGTGGCCTCCCAGCCCCAGCGATGGGCCTTACAGCGGAAATGCCGGCCACCGCTTCGATATGTTCCACGCAGGCCGCGCGTATGCCGAAGTCGTCCATCATCACCGCGTCCTGCTCGGATTGGGCGCCGGAAGCGTCACGACGGCCGAGGGGCTATCCTGCGATCGGACTGAGGCGCAACGATCCGCCGACCTCCGCCTCGCGCAGATCGAGCGCGATCTCGCCGATTGCGTCTTGCGAGGCGTCCATCCCCGTGGCGTCCCGGCGACGATGCGATTATGTGTCGACGAGATCGCCCATATGCCGGGCGACGAGGACTTGATCGCTGCGTGTCTGTTCGCGCTGGCAATCCATTTTGAAATCCAAAAACCCGCATTTGTCGCCGATAAACCGCTTGCGGAAATCCAAAAACGCGCGTAAAGGACAGTTTTGTGCGGGCGCTCGAATTGCGACTTCCAGCCGGAGCCATGCAAAATCCCTTCCGCAGTTCGTCAAAAATCAGCGCGGCACTGAGCGACCTCGCCGCCGTTCAGAGCGCCCAATCCGGGCAACTCGCGGCGATCAAGGCACAAGGAACGAAAATTATGTCTGCGCTCTCCGATCTGCAAACCTCCGTCGCCAACCTCACCACCGCCGCGGCCCAGCTCATCGCGCTCGAAACCGCCGCCATTACTGCCGCCACCGCCAGTGGCGACGATGCGGGCGTCGAGGCCGCGGTCGCCAACATCAATTCCATCACAGCAAGCCTGACGTCCGCAGCCGCGGCTCTACCGGCTGCTACGGCGCCTGTCACCGCCGCCTCCGCGACGGCCAGCCTGGCGCCGTGACGCGCGTGGCCGACTCCTTCCCGCCGAGCGTCCAACACGCCAAGCTTTTGGCGACCTCCGCGTTCCAAACCGCCGCGCGCCCCAGGCAAGATGATTGTGGGGCTTGGATTTTCCGCGGCCGTTTTGGAAGCGTAGCCCCCCTTGTTGCTGGGTGGCAAATCGTAATCGCTGGATGGGACGAGAGTGACCCGCCTTGGACTACCGCCCGCGGCTGGAATTTGTGCAAGGCTGAAATGGACTTTGCGCTCCTTACCCAGGACGGTCACGAGGAAGGCGCCTTCATCCTCGACCGCGATCCAACGCCGGTAGAAGCGTCAATCATTCGAAAATACGTCGGGTTGAGAAAAAAAATGGACCTCAGCCCGGAAGTCCTCGCTGCCAAACGAGAAAGCGGCAAAGCCCTCGCCGAAAGGCGCAGCGCGGCGTAAGCCGGAACACGGCGCCCTTCCGCGCGGCGGCTTTGGTCAACCGGAGATCGGCTGCCTCCCCTCCAATCTCCCTAGCCCCCGCCTCGGCCGTTCGCGCGGAAAGCCTCAAGGAATAGCCTATGTGCTGGTCGCTCGGCTTCCTCGAAGACCTCGTCATTCGCCTCATCGTCCTTTGCGCGATAGTCGCTATCATCAAAATCGTCGTTCCATGGATTCTGAGCCTGATCGGAGGCATAGGCGCGCCCGTGGTCCAAATTATCTACATCATTCTATGGGCGATCGTGGCGATATGGGTAGTAATACTTTGCTTTGAACTATTCGAGTGCTTGATCGGAGCGGGCGGATTCAGCCTCATGCCGCGGAGGGGATAGCGCGAAATGGTCGCTAGAAAACGAACCGCGCCGCCTGCGGCGACAATTCGGGACAAGGTACTTAATGGGTAAGCCTCGCGACCCTGGCGCGCCGACACAGCCAACCTTCGATCCCGCGCCGTTGCTCGGCCGCCCGACTGACTATCGCCCGGAGTTCTGCGACCGCGTCGTCGAGGAAATGGGAAATGGTTTTTCCCTCGGCGGGTTCGCCGGGGTCATCGGCGTTACGCGTAGAACGCTTAGCGAATGGATGTCTGTCCACCCCGAGTTTTCTCTAGCCGTCAGTGCGGGAAAGGCCGCAAGGCTCGCCCAATGGGAGCGCGCCGGCATGAAAGCGGCATTTACGCAAGAGGGCGGTAACTCGACGATTATCATCTTCGGCCTGAAAAACGCAGGTCGCGCCGGGCCGGGGGAGGAAGAGGAGTGGGCCGACAAGACGGACGTCAACCTCAAGGGCGCGATCGGAACCTATGACGCATCGAAACTCGCGGGCCTGAGCGATGAGGAACTCGCAGCCTTCTCGGCAATTCTCGCCCGAATTGCTACGGGCGTTGCCCCCTCTGGAGGCGGTGAAGGCGGAGATAGCGAGGCGTGAGGTCGAGCGCCGCCGCCGCGACGTCGAGCATCACGACGATGAAATCCGCGCGCGCTGCCGAACGCTCGCCGGCTTCGTGCGCGAGGCATGGCCGGTCTTAGAGCCAACGGCTAAATACATTCATAATTGGCATATTAATGCCGTGTGCCAGCACCTCGAGGCGGTGACGTTCGGCCGCATCAATCGCGTGCTGTTCAACACGTGGCCGGGCAGCATGAAGTCCCTGCTGGTCTCGGTCTTATGGCAAGCGTGGGAATGGGGGCCGTGCGGTCTCACGTCGCTGCGCTACCTGACGACGGCCTTCAACGACGGGCCTGTTACGCGCGACACACGCAAATGCCGCGACCTGATCATGTCGGAATGGTATCAGCGCCTTTGGCCGCACGTGCGGCTGGTTCGGACAGGCGAGACGAGCTTCGCCAATGATGCGACCGGAACGCGCGAGGGATCGGCGTTCGGCTCGCTGACTTCGCAACGCGCCGATCGGCTGATTATCGACGATCCGCATTCGATCAAGACCGCTGAAAGTGACGCCGAGCGCAACGGCGTGACCCGCAAGTTCCGCGAGGGCGCGCTGAACCGCCTCAACGATCAGCATCGGAGCGCCATTGTGGTCATAATGCAGCGGCTTCACGCCAAGGACATGAGCGGCGTGATCCTGGAAATGAAGATGCCATTCGTCCATGTCTATCTGCCGATGGAATTCGAGGCTGAGCGCCGTTGCGCGACCGAGATCGGATTTGTCGATCCTCGCGAATATGATGGCGAGCTTGCGGACCCTACACGCTTTCCGCAAAGCGTGGTCGACGGCTTCAAGGCTGATATGGGCTCTTACGCTTTCGCCGGGCAATATCAGCAGCGCCCGACGCCGCGTGAGGGCGGGTTGTTCAAGCGCGAGTGGTTCGCCGACAAATTCATCCGTGCCGACGCAGTTCCACTTGGTACGAAATGGGTGCGTCATTGGGACCTCGCGGCGAGCAAGCGCGCGAGCGCGGCGCGAACGGCGGGCGTGAAAATCGGCCGCATGCCAAATGGTCGTTTCGTCGTCGGAGATTCGATCGCAACGCGCAAGGATGGCGCTGCGGTGCGCGACCTGATCAAGGCGACTGCTTATCTCGACGGCGCGGCGGTCCAGATCAGTTTGCCGCAGGATCCCGGCCAAGCTGGCAAGGTCCAAGCGCAAGACTTCGTGGCGATGTTGTCGGGCTTCAACGCGCGCGCCGAGCCGGAGACGGGCGATAAAGAGACGCGCGCCGAGCCGTTCAGCGCGCAGTGCGAGGCAGGCAACGTGTCGCTGGTCATCGGGCTTTGGAACGAGGACTACGTGAACGAGCTGTGTCTTTTCCCAGGCGGCGCACTCAAGGATCAAGTCGACGCCAGCAGCGGTGCATTCGCGCGCCTGGCGTCGAGCCCCAAGGTTCCGATCATCGCACCCGTCGTCGTCACGATGGCGCGCGCCAGCATGTTCGCGAACCAGTAGCCGCGCATGGCTCGCCATCCCAAGGCCACCTTGAGGCCGAAAAGCCCCGACATGGGCGGCGGATCCTACGGCGCCGTGCCGATCTTTGATAACGGCATGAAGTTCGCCGACATCGGGTCGTCGGGCCTTCGCGCGTTCTCGGGTTGGGTTCGCGAGGAATTCCTCCCCCAGCTCGTCGCCCGGCAAGCGGCGCGCGTCTATCGCGAGATGATGGATAATTCGCCGATCGTCGGCGCAGTGATGTTCGCAATCCTCGGCGTCATGCGAAAGGTGGAATGGCGCGTTGAGCCGGCCAACGACACGCCGGCCGCACAGGAAGCCGCCGATTTCGTCGAGTCGCTGCGCTTCGACATGTCGGACACGTGGGAGGATTTCGTTTCGGAATTCCTCTCGATGCTCGGCTACGGCTACGCGCCGCACGAGATAGTCTACAAGCGCCGGCTCGGCCCGCAGCCGTTCGGGTCGTCAACGCCGTCGAGCGAATTCAACGACGGAAAGATCGGCTGGCGCAAGCTGCCGCTTCGCGGACAAGATACCGTCCTCAAATGGTTCTTTGATCCGAATGGCAAAGTACTCGGCATGACGCAACAGCCCTGGGTCGGGCCGCTGATCGATCTGCCGATGGAAAAGATGCTGTTGTTTCGCCCTACCTCGCACAAACAGAACCCGGAAGGACGCTCAATACTACGCACAGCTTACGTAAGCTATTATTTTATCAAGCGCTTGCAAGAACAAGAGGCCATTCTATTCGAGCGTATGTCCGGGCTTCCCTGCGTTTACGTTCCGAATGAGCTGCTAGAGGCGGCCAATTCAGGCGACACGGCTGCGGTTGCGGCGCTCAATGCTTATAAGAAGCTTGTCGCAAACGTCCGCATCGATGAGCAAATGGGCGTGTTGCTTCCGTCGAACGTGTATGCCGGGCCTGGCGGCCTTACCAACGTCAAGATGTATGAATTCAAGCTCGAAACGCCGCAGTCCGGCCGCGCCAATCTCGACGCGAACACGCCGATCGCGCGCCACAAGCTGGATATCATGACTAGCGTTTTGTGCGATTTCCTGACGCTCGGCCACACCTCACGCGGCGCCCAGAGCCTCGCCGATAACAAAGTTGACCTGTTCATGCAGGCCATCGAGGCATGGCTCAACGGCGCAGCGGCTGTCATGAACCGGCATGCTCTGCCGCGGCTATGGGGGCTCAACGGCTTCGATCTCGACTTAATGCCGGAGATCGTGCCGGACCTCGCGCAACGCGTAGACCTCGATATCTTTTCGAACACGATCTTGCGGCTCAGCCAAGCCGGAATGCCGCTTTTTCCAGACCCCGACTTGGAGGGGTATATTCGCGAAACCGCCGGTATGCCCGCGGCGAGCGCCGAGGCGACAGACGCCGCCGACATGACAGCGCAGAGCGGCGACGATCCGCAGACGATCGCGTCCAAGCGGCTGCATCGTGTGGTCAAAGGCATGATCGGCGCGCACATTCGAAAGGGAAAGCGTCCGTGAAGGTCTTCGAAGTCAGGACGCCTGACCGCCGCTCGATCCGCCACAGCGCGCTGTCTCTCGCTGCGCTCAAAGCCGCGCTTCAACCCGGTTACGAGCCCGTCGCCGAGGTCTATGGCGCCGACGCTGAGATGAAAAACGGCTGGTCTGTCCCGTTCGGCGGCCAGACGCTGATGGGCGCGCTGCTGGAGGCGCACGGCGACGAGATGAAAGCGTGGCTACGGGCGAACCTGCCGACGCTTGACGGGCCGCCGCGCCGGGAGACCTGATGCCTCTCCGCTACGGCGCCGCGAAGTTTTACCGCAAGCCGGTCCGCTCCGGGGCATACCAGCGCCGCGACGATCCGACGCGGTTGATTGCCGAGCGGGGCGAGCGATCTATCCGCGTAGCCGTAGCGAGCGCGCTGAAGCAGTTCCGCCGCGCGGTCCCGGTCGCGGCCATGGCGGCAAAGATCGAGGCGCGCGATCTGACCGGCGCCGCCGACCTGGTCAACGTCACGACGCTGGAGCACGATCTCAAGGGCGCGTTCGCGGCGATTGTGGCCGTGATGCAGCGCTCGGGCGAGCGTGCGGCCGGCGACATCAACGCGGCGCTCAAAGCCTCGCGCATCGGCGCCAGAGGGATTTTCAAGGAATTCAACCCCGACCAGCCTCGCGACGCGCGCGGCCGTTGGATTCGTGTGGATACTCCGGCCGACCTCGAAAAATACCGCGTCCATCCGCAGACCCGCGACGAGCTGCTCGCCTCCCAGGCTCAGCTCAAAAACGACAGTCTCGGGACGCCGCTCTCGGCCAAAGAGAGCCACGCCGTCAACGATTACACGGGGGTCGCCTATCGCGGCATCAACGGCAATCTGCGCGCCGGAAAAAGGCCGGGCGTCGCCGCCAAACTGATCGATTCTGCGATTGAAAAGTTTTCGCTTTCCGAGTCGACGGTGCTCTTTCGCGGCGTCAACGCTGACGTGATCGCCGACAATCCGAAGTTCCTGGCGCCGGGCGCTGTCATTTCCGATCGCGGCTTCATGTCGACTTCGCTCAAAGAATCGGTGGCGCGGAACTTCAGCCTCGAAGGCGGCTACACGCTGGCGATCTATGCCAAGGCAGGCGCCTCGGCGCTGTCGATTGGCGGCACGACGATCGAATACGAAGTCTTGCTCCCCCGCCTTTCGACGCTCAAAATCCTCAGCGTCGAAGGCACGACGATCAGGGCGGCGCTGGTATGACGAAAGAGAACGCGGTCATCGGCGCGAAGCCGGACGCAGATTTGACGCCGAGCGCTGGCGAGCGATTCGTGTCGACGGCTGATGACAAGCTGGACATCCAGCCCCCGCCCGAGGGCGACACCACGGCCGATGACTATGCCAACACGGATTGGCCCGATCGGAAGATCGGGAAACCGGCATAGGCGCATCCACGAATGATTGACCGCACCCGCAAAGCCTCGCCGACCTACAGCGGCGTTCCTCAGGCGCCCGATCGCTACGCATTCGACATCTATTCCGACAAGACCCTCGCGCAAATCCAGGACTATCAGAACGCCTTCATTACCGCGATGACCGATGACGTGCGCCAGCAGGTCTACGACGCCGTCGTCGCTGGCGTGAAGGCGGGGCGGGACCCCGCAGACATCGCCGCCAGCATTCGCGATACGATCGGGCTCAACGATCGCCAAGTGGTCGCGGTCGCGAACTACCGCGCGGCGCTAGAGGACAACGTGGCGCGCTCGCTCGATTACAAGATGCGCGATACTGGTCAGGATGCCGCGGTGCAGGATGCGCTCGATTCGGGCGAGGGGCTCGACCAGGACACGATCGACGGTTTGGTTGACGCCTATGTCGAGCGCTCGCTGGACTACCGCGCCGCGGTGATCGCGCAAACAGAGTCCAATCGTGCGGCGAATACGGGCATGCAGGCGTCCTACGCGCAAGCGATCGATGACGGCGTGTTCCCCGCCGATGCTGTTCGACAATTCTGGATGCTGGCAATGGACGAGAAGGTCTGTGACGTCTGCCAGGGCATCGCCGATGACACTCCCGATGGCGTCGCGGTCGGCGAGACGTTCCCGAGCGATGACGGCGACGTGGACGCGCCCCCGATTCATCCGGCGTGTCGCTGTTCGGTCGAAATGCGGACAGACCTCGACATGGTCGCGAACCAGCGATGGCAGGACGAAGGCCGCAATGCGTGGCACGGCGAGGAGGCCGCATGAACGCCCCGATGATCGGCGCGGCGACATGCGCAAACTGCGGCCACAGCGCAATCCAGAATGACCGCCTCGTATGCGCGCACAGTCCACCGACTGCGACCCCGCTCATCGCCTATGTCGAGACGATAGAGATCGGCGCCGGCAAGGAAATGCGCGTGCTCAAGCCGCAGCCGCGCGGGTTCGTGACGGCATTCCCGCCGGTCGAACCCGGCATTCGGTGCGGACAGCATAAGCGGCAGCTGCTGAGCATCGCGCCGCCAGACGACTTGAGGGCAGGTTCGCGATGATCGCGATGTCGTTTCTCAGCGCCTTCCGCAAAGACGCGCCCGCCGTCGGTGACGTTCATGTCTCGACTTCGCTCGGCGGCAAGAGGCCCAAGGCCAAGCCGTTCAAGGCGATCATCGGCACGATCAGCCCGAACGCGAAGCTTCCGGTCACGGGAGCGACGCTCGCGGCGCAGCAAGAGGACCCGGACGATGGATCCTCGCCAACGAACAAGCGCGGCGCGCGCAACAACCGCGCCGACCGGGCGACAATCCAGGCCATTCACGATCATGCTTGCCAACTTGGCGCGGCGTGCGGAAACGGTGATGACGATATCAACGGGGCTGTCGACGACACCGCCTCGGATGACGCGATTGACCAGATCGGCGAATGGCTCGGCAAGCGCGCGCCCGAATGGTCGATCCCCTTCACCGTCGCCAAGGTCGACGCCGACCAGCAACTCATTTTCGGCTGGGCGAGCGTCGTCGAAAAGGGCGGCAAGATCATCATCGATAAGCAAGAAGACGGAATAGAACCCGAGGTGCTAGAAAAGGCCGTCTACGATTTTATGCTCAACTCCCGCAGTCATGGGAATATGCACAAAGTGTCTGACACTGGCCGCTGCATCGAAAGCGTGATCCTCACGAAGGAAAAGCAGGACGCGATGGGAATTGACCTCGGCAAGGTGGCCTGGTGGATTGGCGTGAAGGTTGACGATCCTGAGACCTGGGCAGCGCACAAGCGCGGCGAGCTGTTGGAATTTTCAATCGGCGGGACGGGACGACGCGAGACAATCGGATAGCCAACCGGCATAAAACGCAAGAATCTTTGCGTCGCGCTTTTCTATTTCATAAGGCCGGAAAAGAAGCCGCTCAACCGGCGAGCCTGTCTTTGTCCGGTTGGCCAAGTGAGAATTATGTTTTGCCTTCATGGCGCGCTGCCAAATTCGCGATTGTGAGCATTTTAAGTGGTCGGCAATTTCTCTAAAACTTGCTCCTCGCTCGTGCGCTCTCAAAATCATCGTATCAATTTCGTAATTGCGTTGAAAAAGCAACGCATCAGAGAATTTTGGTTCGGGGAAGCTGTCTTTCCAGTCCATCCAAGGGATATAGCACAATGCCGACGCTGCTCAAGGACCTGAAAATTCACGAGGTCGCGTCCGTCGATCGCGGCGCCGGCGAAGGGGTCAAGATCATGCTCATGAAATCCGACGCTGAGATTGAGGCGTACCTCAAGCGCGAGTTCAGCGATGATGAGCGCCAGCATCTAGCCAGTACCGGCGCGGCAATGCCCGGAGGCGGATTCCCGATCCAAAACAAGTCCGACCTCGAAAACGCCATCCATGCCTACGGTCGCGCCAAAGACAAACCGAAGACAAAGGCGCACATCATCGCTCGCGCCCGCGCGCTCGGCTGCTCAGACATGATCCCGGAAGGCTGGGTCGGCAAGTCGATAAGTGGCCATATCAGTACAGCCGCGACGGCGCTGCTCAAGAGCGCCTGGTCGATATTCCAGGACAAGACAGTTGTCGACAAAGCTGCGGCGCTCAAAGAAACCTTCGAGCAATTCGAGGATCACCTGCAAGACGTCATCCCTCCGGCCATCGAGGCCGAAGCCCTGAAACGCGCAAAGGAGAGCGACATCATGACCGAAGAAGAAAAGAAGGCAAAGGAAAAGGCCGAAAAGGAAAAGGCCGAAATGGACAAGGCGAAGGAGGATTGCGCCAAGGCGCTCGCCGCCCTCGACATCGCCAAGCGCGAGATTGCCGTGCTGAAGCTCTCTCAGAAGCACAAGGATTTCATGGACGCGTCCGACATGGACGACGGCGAGAAAGCCAAATTTCTCGCCAAGACGCCCGAAGAGCGCGACGAACATATGTCGAAGAATCCGATCGAAAAGCGCCTTCCCGCCGCCGTCCAGAAGCAACTCGACGCCGCGGCGGCCGATCGCGTCATTCTCAAGGCGCTCCAGGAAAAGGACGAGATCGCGACCTTCGCCAAGCGCGCGGTCGGGCTCGGGCTCCCGGAGGCGGCAGGCGCCGTGCTGCGCAAGGCCTATTCGGGCGACGCCGAAGGCATCAAGAAGCTCGAGGAAATGCTCAAGGGGCTTTCCGAGCAGGTCCGCACAGGCAAGGTCTTCGAGGAATTCGGCAAGTCGGGCGCCGGTGCGGCTGGCGTGACCGCCTACGACGAGCTGCTCGCCAAGGCCGCCGAGTACCGCGAATCCCAGACCAAACTCGGCAAGAAGTGCTCCGAAGCTCAGGCATTCGCGAAGGTCTACGTCGACCCGGCCAACGCTGATCTCAAGAAGCGCCACGACGCCGACGAGGTCAAGAAGCGCATGGGCGTAGCCGCCTAAATCCGCCCGATCTATGCTCTAAACAGGAAATAAGCCCATGGATTCCGACAACCGATGGAACGCTCCCACTCCCGCGCATAGGTTGACCGCGCCGAGCTATGATCCCGCCGATCGTCCTCTCGAGGTCGGCGACGTCGTCATTCTCAGGTCGGGCGGCCACGCCATGACCATCGAGAGCTTCGTCGCCGCGCCCGCTCCGCCAGCAGCCGGCCCGGTCTATGCCGGATTCTCGCGCGGCCTGAACGACCGCATGGCGCGCTGCATTTGGCATTCCGCCGACGGCATCTTTCAGGACCGCGTGTGCTGGCCTCACACCCTGGCGCGGTCGGCGGCCGCCTCGTCCGCGCCGTCGATGCCGACCAGCGGCGCGGCGGCCGCCTCGTCCGCGCCGTCGATGCCGACCAGCGGCGCGGCGGACGTTCGCAAGCCGTGGCCCGGGCAGGCGCCGAAAGAAGGCGCGGCAGACCGTCCGGTTCCGTAAGCCCTCGCAATCTCAACCGAAAGGAGCGCCAACATGGCGACCGAAAGTCCTCTCCTACACGACGGCTCACAGACTGTTGCCGCCGCGAACTACAACAACCCGGCCTCGGCGCTCGCTGGCGTCGGCGGTTCCGGCCAATTCCTCGCGGTCGCGCTGAGTACGAGCGCCGATCGCACGTCTGTCCTGGCCTCGGTGGCGGGTCAGCAAATCTACGGCATTCTTCAGAACAAGCCGGCTGCCGGCCAAGCCGCCAACGTCGGGATTTCCGGCGTCACGAAAGCCATGGTCGGTTCCGCCGCGTCGACCCGCGGCCACCCGCAAATGGTCGATGCGACCGGCGCGGTAACTGACTGGACCGCCGGCTCCGGCTACTCCCAGATCGGCTACGCCATCGAGTCGGGCGTGAGCACGCAGATCATCACCATGTTCATCGGCCCGACGTCGCCGAAGGTTCTGACGTAGACGCCCCTCGCCGCCCAGCCTCGGCGGCGATATCAGTTCATTCGGCTCTTGGGCAAGGCCGCCGCCAACGTCGCGATGACGTGGGCAATCCCTCTTGATGGAGCCCAACGATGCCCCAACCGACCTTCTCAGACGTCCATATATCCGCAGCGTTGACCAACATCTCAGTTGCTTACTACCAGGACCAAGACGCCTATATCGCGGATAAGGTCTTTCCAATGGTGCCAGTGTTGCACCAAACGGACCAATACTTCGTGTGGTCGAAGGATGACTTTTTCCGCGACGAGGCGCAGGCGCGCGCCGATGCAACCGAGTCGGCTGGCTCCGGGTTCAACCTGAAAACCCAGTCCTACAGTGCGCAGGTCTACGCGCTGCACAAGGACATCGGCCCGCAGGTTCGCGCCAACTGCGACCCTGCAATTGATATCGACGTGGTGACGACCAAGACGCTGATGCAAAAGCTCATGATCCGCCGCGATCGTATCTTTGCGCAGGATTTTCTGACAACGACGCTGTGGAGCCAGGACGTGACCGGCACCGCGGGCGGAACGCCGGGCTCGACGACGCCAGCCTATTGGAATGATGACGCCAATGGGGATCCGTTCACAGACATCTCGACATGGCAGACCTATATCCTTCAGAACACCGGCTACGAACCGAATCGGCTCGTGATCGCCTATCCGGTCTATCAGGCGCTGCGCAAGCATCCGCTCGTTATCGACCGCATCAAATACACGAGCCAGCCGGACGCCAAGGACGTCACGGCGCAAATGCTCGCCGACATGTTCGACGTCGACGAGTGCATCGTCTCGCGCGCCGTCTACAACAGCGCGGCTGAGGGGCTAACAGGCTCCTATAGCTTCGTCATTGGCAAGGTGGCGCTGCTCTGCTACGCGGCCGACGAACCGGGCCTGATGGTGCCGAGCGCCGGCTATATCTTTGGTTGGCAGGGGTTCACCGGCCTCAACAACCTCGGCATTCGCACCAATCAAATCCCGATGAACTGGCTCGGCATGGGGATGGTGCGCGACGAGTGCGAGATGGCATTCGACATGGACATCGTCGGTAAGGACCTCGGCGTGTTTTTCTCCGGCATCGTCCAGTAAGGAGCGTCTATGGCTCAGTCCTACACGAATATGCCGCTCGGCGGCGTGGAGATCGGCGGCGGGATCGTGCGTCGTCGATTTTCGCACAACGGCGAATATCTGCTCGCCGGACAAAGGCTTTCGGCCGAAACAATCAACCGCATGCATAACGGACGCGCATTGATCACGAGCGGCCGTATCGTCGTCTATCCGAAGGTTGAGCAATCGGCCGCGCCCGATAAGGAGCCGCGCGAGCGCCACGTCGTCGGCGGCATCGGCGGCCGTTGGGACGTCATCGAGGGCCGTAAGATCAACGAGCGTCACCTGACGCGCGAGGAAGCCGAACGACTGGCGGCTGAGTAATCCAGCGACGCGATCTCCGCAGAATTAAAACCGACTTCAGGAGAACAGCATGGCTACCGGATTCGTTCAGAGATTCAAAGGCAAAATAAAGGCAGCGGTCATCGATCTGGACGCGGCGCTGACGAGCGGCCTATTCCTGAAGGCGGGAGCGTCGTTCGTCAAGGCAGGCCAGATTTGGACCAATGCCGGCGCGCCGGTAAGCGGGGGAAGCGGAACGCTCGCGAACTATGCTCTCCCCGGCGACCTGCTGACAGACACGACCAACAAGGTCCTCTACCAAAACACGAACACGTCCGCGTCGCCGACCTGGACGGCGGTGCGCGAGGTCAGCGGGAATTTCAATGCGGCGGGTCTGACTTCCGTCACGAGCGTCTCAAACCAGCAGACACCGACGACCGGAGGCGTGACGCTCGCCAATCAAACGCTCGCCGCTGGCGCAGTCTGGCGCGTCAAGGCGTATGGGACCTACACCGCGGCGAGTTCGGCGACAGCGCGGAATGCGGAGTTCTCATGCTTCTGGGGACCGACGCAGCTTACTAAAGTCACGTCCGTCGTGCTCGCCTCAACCGCGCAGACAACCGGATGGGATGTAGAATTCACGCTTACCGCGTCGAGCACGACGGCGCTATGGCTGGCCGGACGATTGATCGAACAGTCGGATGTGGCGCTAACGACCACGGCGGCCGATCTGGACTATATCATTGTCACTGCGACTAGTAATACCGGCCTATCGACCGGCCCGCAGACCCTGGACTTCCGTGTCGATACTTCAGCCTCCGTGGTGGGAGACGCGGTGCAGGTCCATAGCGTTATCATGGAGCGCTTGCTCTGATGCTCACCAACCTCGCGATTACGACCGCCGTCACGGCGAAAACGACGGCGCCCCTTCAGCTTAGGGAGGGCGCGCCGGAATCGATCACGCTACAGGCTAATTTCGCCTATGGAAGCGGCGGAACCAGCGTGTCGGCATGGGTTCAGACCTCGCTTGATGGCGGCGCTACTTGGGCGGACGTCTCCAACTTCTCGTTTACGACGTCAAGCGCTCGTGAAGCAATGTCAGTGTCGTCGCTGACGACGGCGACGACGCCGCAAGCTCTGACTGACGGGACGCTGGCGGCGAACACGGCCACCGGGGTTCCGCTCGGGACGGTGTGGCGTGTGAAGTACACGAGCGTAGGGACGTATGCCGGAAGCACTACGCTGCGTATCGACGCCACGCCGAATCGCGGCCGGTTCACCTCGCTGAGCTGACGGTATGACGTGGACTTACACTCCCTCCGCGATCTCGACGACGCCGCTCTATCAGGTTCGGCGCCTGATCGGCGACGTTATCGCGACCGAGCCGCAGATCGCTGACGAAGAGATCAGCTTCGCGCTGTCTGTTCGCTCGACGATCTACGGCGCGGCGGCCGATTGCTGCCGATATATTTCTGCGCAGTTCGGGCGCAAAGTCGACGTCATCGTAGCCGGCGCGGGCGGGAATCTGAAGCAAAACTACTCCAGTCAGGCGACGGCCTATCTGCGAATGGCCGCGCAGTTCGACAACCTGTCGATCGCCCGCGGCGGCGCGTTGCCCTATGCGGGCGGCATTTCCGTGACCGATAAGCAGAATGCCGAGCTGGATACCGACCGCGTGCAGCCGCAATATGACCTGGGGATGCAAGACAACTTCATCCCCGAAGGACCGATCGGCAACGAGACGCAGACCGGGACTGGCAACGAGGGCTCCGGCAGCGGATCATGACCGCCGAAGTCGACACCCGCGGGGCCACCGTCAAGCTCGGGCGGCTCGACGCCGCCACGATGAGCGCGCTTCGCGGCGAGATCGCCAGCATCACCGGCGACATCAAAGAGGCGGTCCTCAAAAAGCTGACGGGCGCCGTCCTCTACTATCGCACCGGCGATCTTTATACCAGCGTGCGACAAGAAATGCGTGAGAACGCCGCCCGTGGCTACATCTACGGCCGCGTCTACGTCGATCCGAAGATAAAGTACGCGGCTATCCATGAATACGGCGGCGTCATCAAGCATCCGGGGTCGAATAAATTCCAAGCCTGGTTCGACCAGAACAAGCCCGGACCGACAGGCTGGACTTACACGCATTTCACGCGACCGCACGATATACCGATGCCCCAAAGATCGTACATGAGATCGACGCTGGAAGAAATGCGCGCCGAGATCGTGTCCCGCTTGACCGAGGCGGCCAAGGCGGGCGCGAGGTCCGCCTGATGGCGATCGTCACCCGCGAACAGGTCATGACCGCCTTGCTCGCGCTCGCGGGCGGCGCGGCCGGCTTTAAGACCGTGAGCCGGCATATCGAGCTTGTGCCAGGCGCGCCGACGCCGCAGGTCGCCGTCCCGATCGCCCAGCCGGCGCTCTACCTGGTCGAGACCCATGAGCAGACATTGCGTCAAGGAACGGGCGAACCGCCGATCCGCACTTGGTACGTCGAGCTGTGGATATGGTGCAAGAACCCCGCGGGAATGACGCTCGGCGTTCCCGACGATGCGACGCCCGGCGCGTCCGTGATCAATCCTCTCATCGAGACGATTGAGGCGGCGCTGGCGCCTGACAATCTCGCGCGCAACGAATGCACGCTCGGCGGATTGGTCTATTTCGCCCGCATCGAGGGCATTACTGCGAAGGTTTCGGGCGACACAAACCCGGAAGGCCAGTGCTTCGCCGCCATTCCGCTCACCATCATGGTCCCCTGACATCTCTTCTGTGGAGTTGACTGATGACGCAATTCACCTTCGGCTCGGGTACGCTCATTCTCAAGCGGACCGACCTCGCCAATACCCCACCGGCGCTCTTGGGGACTCTACAGGACATTGGTATCGACTTTGATCGGAAGATTGAAGGCTTGCTCGGCCAGTACAATGTCGCGGTCGCGCTCGGCGGCGGTGAGTTGAAAATCACCGGCAAGGCCAAATACGCTCGCATGCAGGCGACGCAGTACAACAACCTGTTCTTCGGGCAACCCGCTGCGAACGTCACCACGCCAGCCATGCTGGAGATGACGACCGGCGAGGCAATTCCTGCGCCGGGCGCAACCAGTTTCACCGTCACCAATCACGCATCATATGTTGAAGATCTCGGACTGTTCTATACGACGAGCGGCGTTCAGCTCACGCCGATCCCCTCCGGCACTCCTGTAAGTGGGCAGTACGTCCCCGGCGTCGCGAACGTCGGCACCTACACGGTCGCGGCCGCAGACGACGCGCTCGCGTTCACCTGCTTCTACTCCTACACAGTAACGACGGCGGGCTCTACGAAGATCACGCTAGGGAATCAGCTCATGGGAGCTATACCGACGTTTGAGATGACTATGAAGCAAAGCTTCAACTATTTCGGGACGACCAAGGACCTCGTGTTACAACTCAATGCGTGCTCATCCTCCAAGCTGTCATTGCCGTTCAGTAATCAGAAGTTCACGATTTCCGAATTCGATTTCCAAGCCCAAGCCGATGCGTCAAACAACGTCGGCACGATGTCACTTTCGGAGTGATAGCGTGAAGAAAATAGAATTCGCCCTTGGAGATCAGAAATATACAATTCCGCACCTTACGCTTGGTCAGCGCGAGGAGCTTGTCGACCTCTGGGACCGCCCCCGCAATGATGACGGCTTCCCGATCGACGACAGCGGCGCGCCGCTGAGGTGGAGCGCGCTCGTCAAGAATACGCTCGTCGCCGCGGAAATCATGCTGCGTCACGCCCAGCCCACGATAGCTAACGTGCGCGATCTCCAGTGCGACCTCGATGACCTTCGCAACGCACTCGATTTAATCCAAAGGTCCGGCAAGCCGGCGGAGGACGAAACGTCGGGGAAAACGGCGGCCGGGGCGAGCCCGGCATCAATCCGGGCGAGTACCTAGCGAACGTCTTTGGCCGCCTCCAGACCGCAGCGGGCTACACGCGCGCTGAAGCGCGCGCGATGACCTTGGAGGAGGCGGGCGAGCTGTTCGACTATTGGAAGGAGCACCCGCCGGCCGTCGACCTTCTGCGCATCGTCGCGCAGCTCCAGGGCTGGAAGCCCCCGGCCCCGCCCGAGCGCGGCGATCTCGCCGACCTCATCGCGATGTTCCCCGGAGGGATTATCAAGGGTGGCATTTGATGCTCCGGCTGCCCCTTCCGAAAGGTTTCCCCGATGGCTGACGACGTCCAGATTACGGTCGGCGCGCAACTCGACGGCCTCGCTTCGTCAATGGATTCGGCGAAGGAAATGGTTGGCGGATTGAAGGAGCACGTTGAGGGGCTGAACGAGACATTTACGCGGCTCGCCGAAGTCGCTGGGATTGCGCTCGGCGTCGACGCCTTCAAGGAATGGGTCCAATCAAGCGCCGAACTCGGCGAGAAGATGGAGCGAACAGCCGCGATGCTGGGCATTACGGCCCGCGAGGCGTCGGAATTATCCGGGATGGCCAAGATGACCGGGACGGACTTCGACGGCCTCGTTCGCGCGATGGAGCGTTTCGACCTCGGGCTAGCATCGAGTGAGAAAAGCTCGAGCCGCGTAGCGCAGGCGCTTGGCGCGCTCGGCCTGAAGGCATCCAGCCTCAAGGGCGAACTGCCGATGCAGCAGCTCGAAACGCTGTCCGAGGCATTCGTGCGGCTTGCGGACGGCCCCAACAAGACCGCCGCGGCGATGGCGCTCCTAGGGCGCGCAGGCGCCGAAATGATCCCCTTTCTCGATCGCGGCAAGGAAGGGATGGAGGAGATTCGCCGAGTGCTTGAGGAGACTGGCGCCGTCATGTCGAACGAGACGGCGGCGGCCTTCGCGGACACGAAAGAGCATATCAGCGAAATGTCGCTGGCGTGGACCGGGCTATCAAACAAACTGTTCGAGGTGGCGCGCGGTCCAATCGATGCGGCAATCCAGGCGATCACGCGTTTCTTGGAAACCATTACCAAGAAAGACATCGCTGGCGCGATGCTGACGGCAAGCGACTCTGTCATCGAATTCGGCGGAGAGGCGGTTAAATGGTTCGGCGATGTTCATCGGGAATGGGACGCCTTTACTGGAGCCATCAGCTCTTCTGTCAGCTTTGTTGTCGACAATCTGGCGCAGGTTCAGCGCGGCGCCGAAAGGTTGGCGTATCCGTTCGCGCTCCTAGCTGATGACGCACGAAGATATGTGACGGGGAACTGGGACAATATTGGAGGGACCGCATGGGCCAAAATCCCATTGCTTGATCCGACTGGCTCGCAGGCGAGCAAAGCGCTTTTCGATGATATGATCAACCACAAGGTTGCCTCAGCCCTGGCGGGAGCGGATCGGTTGCTGGGGGCGCCCGGCGATAAATGGGGCGGCGAGGTCAATGCTGGAACGGCTTTTGGCGCCGCGCCCAAGGCTCAGGCAGGGGCTATGAACCTGGGTGCGGGCGGCCGCGGGGCCGACGATGCGGCCAAGCAACAGTCCGAAGCGACTTTGATCGGACTCAACGAGGTGCTAAAGGCGGCTGAGGATGCCGCAAAAGAGCGGGAAAAATTTCTCGACGACGAACTGTCGCACCATAAGATCAGCGTTTCAGAATGGCTATCTCAGAGCATTGACGCCTTGAATAAAGAGCTTGCAAGCGTCAAGTCTACATACGCCCAGGAAATCGCGCTCGCAGGCGACAATGCGCAGAAGGTTGCCGAGGCAAAAGCGAAAGAGGCGGATCTTGTACGAAAGATCAACGATCAGATCGTCGCCGACAACCGCAAGGCTCTCGACGACCAGACCAAGCAATGGGAGGATTACGGCAACCAGGTTTCATCGGCGCTCAACTCACAACTCCGCAGTCTGCTTTCCGGCCAGGAAAGTTTCGGCGCGGCGATGAAAAAGATGCTCGCCGACCTGTTGCTCAAATGGATGGAGACCTCGATAACGGCGACGGGCAAGTGGATCGCCGATCAAGTCGCTCAAACGGCCGCGACGCAGGTTGGCGCGACTGCGCGCGCGGCGGCGCAAACAGAGGGCGCGGGCGCGGGACTCGCCGCCGACGCGGCGAACGTGTTGAAGGAAATTGCCGGCGGCGCCGCCGCGACGTTTGCCGGAGTGTTTGGCTTCCTGGCGCCGGTCATGGGACCGGCCGCCGCCGGACCTGCCGCAGCCGCAATGGGGTCCGTCGAGGCTGTTGGCGGCATGCTGTACGACACGGGCGCGTGGAATGTCCCGCGCGATATGTATGCCGGCATTCACGCGGGCGAGATGATCGTCCCGCAGCGCGGCGGCATAGCCGATGAATTCAGGGCGATGATGAGCGGAGGCGGCGGTGGCGCGGGCTCTCGCGGCGCGACCGTCAACCAGGCGCTGCACATTCACGCCGTCGACTCGCAGAGCGTCGCCGACATGTTCCGCTGGAACCGCAGCGCGATGATGAAAGAGGTCTTCGGCGCCATGCGCGCAGGCGCCCATCACGGGCTTAAATTCTCTTGACGGCGGTCTTTCCTTATCTCGCGGGCGTCGGCTGGCCGGTAAGCAAGAAGCCGACATTTTCGACGGTCGTCGCTAGCCACACCAGCGGCCGTGAGGTTCGTACCCAACTCTGGCAAAATCCGGTGTGGGAATTCGAACTGACGGTCAACGCTCTCGATTCGTCGGCGGCCGGGCAATACGGCGCGGTCGGGGCCGCATCGCTGCAAACGCTGATGGGCTTCTATGGCATGATGGCGGGGAGTTTTGGCTCGTTCATTTTCTACGATTCGAGCGATCACCAAGTTACGGCGCAGCTTTTTGGGATCGGAGATGGGGTGACGACGGGCTTTCAGCTGATCCGCATTCTCAGCGGCATGACCGAAAGCGTGATCGCTCCCGTCATGTCGGCGACCGCTTTGCAATTTCCCGGCGGCAATGTCGCGGCGATTGCGCCTTTGATCTACAACAATGGAACCTTGGTTTCAAATTATTCGATCGCAAAGGGCTTGGTCACTTTCATCTCGCCGCCGGGCTCCGGCGCTGTGCTGACCTGGTCGGGGTATTTTGGCTTCCTGTGCCGCTTTTCCGAGGACAACCTCGAATTTTCCGAGACTATGTCAAATATGTGGGAAGTAAGGACCGTCAAGTTCAAGTCGCTGAGGGCAATCTGATGCGTGCCGCCTCAGCGCAACTGGCGCTTTATCTCAACAGTTTACGGAACACCCCGGATGCGACCCTGACGTTCGCGGACCTTTTCACTTTTTCTATGCTCAACGGCCCGTCGCTCTATTATACCAATACGGATTATCCCGTCGCCTACAACGGCAACACCTTTGTCGCGAACGGTCCCCTGGTGCAGGGCCTCAAGTACAAGTGCTCAGTCGGGTTGGAAGTCGATCGCCAGCAGATCAGCATCGCCGCGCGGTCGCAAGGGATCGACAGCACGCAGCCGGCCGATCTGGTCAACGGCGCGATGTTCCTGCAGATGATCGCCGATGGCGCCCTCGACGGCGCGACGGTCCAGCGCGACCGGGTGTTCCTCACCTTCGCCTCCTCGCCGGGAACCTATTGGCTCAACCAACTCTATGAGATTGACTTTAACCCGGATTTCAATGCCGATTTCGGCGGCACGCCGGGAACGCCGAGCAGCGTCATCGGCGGCGTCACGCTGTTTCATGGGCGTGTTTCCACCGTCGACGAAGTCGGGCGCACCACGGCAAAACTGACAGTCGCCAGCGACCTCGTTGTTCTCGACTATCAAATGCCGCGGAATCTCTTCTCGGCGACCTGTCTGCACACGCTTTACGATGCCGGCTGCGGCCTCGCCGCCGCGAGCTTCGCAACCAACTCGACTGCGGGCGCCGCCTCGACGACGACGCTGGTCGAAACCGGCGCCGCGCTCGCCGCGCACGCCCAGGGGAAGATCGTATTCAACACCGGCGCCAACGCCGGCATTTCGGCGACCGTGCAATCGGTCGTGGCCGGGTTCTCGCTGACACTGCGCTATCCATTGCCTGACGCGCCCGCCCTTGGTGACGGATTCACCGTCTATTACGGGTGCGACCATACCAACGGGACCTGTCAGGCCACATTCAACAACCTCGCGCGCTTCAGGGGCTTCCCCTGGGTTCCCGCCCCCCAAATCGCGTATTGACCGGCGCGCATGCATGACAAAGACCGAAAGCCGTGCGCGTGTCGTCGCAGAAGCGCGCTCTTGGATCGGGACAAGCTACATGCACATGGGCGCCATCAAGGGCGTCGGCGCCGACTGTGCTATGGTGCTTGTGCGTGTGTACGTCGACCTCGGCCTTGTAAAACCCTTCGACCCCCGACCCTATTCCCGCGACTGGTTCCTGCATCAGAACGGCGAACGCTATATGGCATTCTTGCTCGCTCGCGCCCACGAAGTCGCCGCACCTGGCCTCGGCGACGTCGCGCTGTTCAAGATCGGCCGCTGCTTTGCCCACGGCGGCATCGTCACCAACATCAGCCCGCTGAGGATTGTCCACGCCTATGCCTCCGCGCGCGCCGTCATCGAAGATGAGCCGCTGCGCGACCCGGAATTGACCCGGCAGCCGCTGAAGTTTTTCAGCTACTGGTCTTGATCGATGGCTTTCCTTCGCAGCCTGTTCGGCGGCCAAAACACCAAGCCGGATTTCACCGGCTTGCAGATCGGGACCGCGACCGCGGCTCTGCCGATCCCTATCATCTGGGGAATGACCAAGCTCGCCACGAACGTCGTATGGTACAACAATTTTCAGACCACCAATCCCGGCGGCGGCAAGGGCGGCCTGTTCAACTCCTCCTCGTCGAGCAGCTACACCTACACCGCCGATCTGATCATGGCGCTCTGCGAAGGTCCGCTCCAGGGTATCAACCAGATCTGGAAAGATCAGGACATCTACACGCTGGCGGGCCTCAACCTGACCCTCTTCGAAGGCACGACACCGCAGGCGACGTGGGGCTACCTGTCAAGCATCTATCCCAACGAAGCAATTGCCTACCAGGGAACGGCTTATGTCTGTGCCGCCAGCTACCAACTCGGCGACAGTGCTTCGATCGGCAACCACAATTTCGAAGTCGTAAGCGCGGATTTCTTCGGCACATCGCCGAACGGGCTCGACGCCGACCCCGCGACGGTGATCTACGATTTTCTGACCAACCCGCAGTATGGCGCTGGCTTTGCGGCCGCCTCGATCAACCTCACCACGCTCTACGGCGGGGGCTCCGGTTCGACCGATGGCAGCCTCCAGGCGTATTGCGCCGCGCTCGGCATCGGCATCTCTCCGGCCCTGACCGGCCAGGAAACGGCCTCGTCGATCCTCGCGCGCTGGCTGCAAATCTGCAATTGCGGCGCGGTGTGGTCGGGAGAACAGCTCAAATTCATCCCCTACGGCGATCTGGCGATCTCGACCGCCAATCTGACTCAGACGGTAAAGCTCTCCGTCCCCCAACCCTCGACCGACCCCAACAATGTCATCAACCCGGCGGTAACGGTCTGTTCGGCCAGCCTGTGGGTCAGCGACGGCGGCGTCAAATATGCGTTCACCGGCGGTGCATTGACCTACAGCGGCGGCGCGACCGCCAGCGGCGCGGGAACCTACGGCCGGACGTCGGGCTGGCAGGGGCAGCAGTACGTTTTCAGCCCCGCCGATGAGGGAACTGTCGTCGCTCTCACCTTCACCCGGAAAGTTCCGCGCGGCTTCACCCCGGACCTGGACCCCGTCTATTCGCTCACCGATACCGATTTCATCGCCACCAAGCCCGGCGAGGAGCCGATCAAGGTCTCCCGGCTCGATCCGTTCACGCTCCCCAATATCCAGCGCATTCAATGCTGTTCGCGCGCCAACCAATACGGGTCGACGCCGGTCGAGGCGCGCGATCAGAGCCAAATCGAACTCTACGGCCCACGCGTCGGCTCGACCGTCACCGCCAACGAGATTTGCGATGATATCCTCGTCGCGCCGATCGTCGCACAAACAATTTTGCAGCGCGGCCTCTATGTGCGCGCGCACTTCAAATTCGGGCTGAGCTGGGAATTCTGCCTGCTCGAACCGATGGACGTCGTCGAAATCACCGACGCCGCCCTCGGCCTCATCGCCTATCCGGTGCGCATCACGGAGATTGATGAGGACGAAACCGGCGTGCTCTCCGTGACCGCCGAAGAGCTCACTGTCGGCGTTTCGACGCCGGTGCAGTATCCCAGCGCCAGCCCGACCGGCTGGCAGGCCAATCGCGGCGTTGCCGCGGCAGCGGTCAATACGCCGCTAATCTACGAGCCTCCGCCGGCCCTGACCGGCAACGTGGCGCAGATCTGGCTCGGCGCGTCGGCTGTCCCGATCTACAGACCGGGAACCATTACCCCGGCCATATTCACGGGCACGATCTCCGGGACGACCAACCTGAGCGTGTCCGCCGTGACGGGAGTGATCCAGGTCGGAGAAGTGCTCCAGTTTGCCGAGGTTTCAGGGACGCAAACGATCACAGCCGGGTCGGGCTCGTCGTGGACCATATCGCCCGGCCAGGGCGATATCGGCCCGGTGACGATGGTGAGCGCTTCTGTCCCGTCCGATGTCTACTGGGGCGGCGCCTACATCTACGCCAGCCTGGACAACGAAAGTTACGGTTCCCCGATCGGACAGATCACCTCGCCGCTGCGGCAGGGTGTGCTGGAGGCGAATCTCGCCGCGGCGAGCATTGCCACGTTCGGGGGTTCGATCGCGGGCAGTGTCCTCACCGTAACCCCCAACTCCGTCAACGGCGTCATCGCGGAGGGGCAGTCGCTACAGGGCCAGGGCGTAACTCCCGGAACGACGATCATCGACGGCTTTGGGCTCTCGTGGAACGTATCGCCGTCTCAGTCGGTGGCGGCGACCAGCTTGACAGCGGGCGCGTGGGACACTGCCGATACACTCAGCGTCGGCCTCGCCGAGTCGGGCGGCGTGCTCGACAGCGGCTCGCAAACGTCCGCGTGGTCGGGCGCGCCGCTGGCGCTGGTCGGATTGGAGTTGATCGCCTACGAAACGGCGACGCCGAGCGGCCCCACGGCCTACGCCCTCACCGGCCTCCAGCGCGGGCTTTACACCACGCCGGCTGCCGCGCATTCGACCGGGGCGCCCTTTGCGCGCCTCGATGGCGCCGTGTTCAAATATTCGGTTCCCGCCAACCTGATCGGCCAAACGCTCTACTTCAAATTTCAGAGCTACAACGTCTTTGGCTCCGGCTTGCAACAGCTTTCGAGCTGCGTCGCTTATTCGCATGCGCTCTCGGGGACGGGGATTCCTCAACCCGCGGACATTACAGGATTCGGCGCGGCGCTCGCCATGGATTCAGCCGGTAATTACACACTGGTCGCGTCGTGGAACCCAGACCCGAACTCGACGAGTTATCAGGTCCAATGGTCTACCGATGGGGTGACGTGGGGAGCTTGTTGGGCAGGCTC